AGACAAATTTTTATAGTTTTCGCGACCAGTTACTTGAATAAAAGACCTACCTTTAAATCTTACACCGTCACCAGCTTGAGTATTCCCAATGTCTGTGCGCCACTCATAGTCAGCACCACTCGCATACTCTTCATTAGTATTAAAGCCATCACTCTCATGAGCAATTTGAGCTAGAAAGTGACAGATACGAAGAGGTGTGTTGATTTCATATTTAACTAGGGCAGCATTGATAGGGGCAAGTATAGAGTCAATCCTTGCTTCGCTTACATACGCAGCAATATAAAGAAGTTGCTCACGCGACAGAAGAGAGGGTGGGTCGAAAGTTGGGTCGTTGATACTAATGTGTGGTCGCCAAGCGTAGACAAACAAACCTTCAACAACCTCTAGCCGTACATGACCATTATCAGTGTCTTCCCACGAAATAATCTCAAGTACCTGACTATTCTTGTGTAGCTGACGTTTTTCTTCGTCGAGCAAATCGCTGGACTGGATTGGCTTAAGCTTTAGCCAAGTAGTTTGCTTGATATTGATGACGTACATATTAAAGAAGCTTCAGTAAGTTGAGAGGATTTTGCGCGACGCTTACAACAGTTCGAGCATCGTCAATAATATCTTGTACTGTATCTAAAGTTTGCTCGACAGGTAACGGCACTGTAATTACTTGAGGAATAACTACATCTTTCTTTCCACGACCTAGTGGACACCAATCAGGGGTAAAAACTTCAGACTCTTTTTTCATTTTATCTGTGGTCACACCAGCAGCGCCTAAAATTGATATGACTAAGTATATAGATTTTTCTACTGTGACACCATTTCTTTGCATATCACCAATACCAATTGCACTGGCGGATAAAACAGCAATAATTAAACTAATAAAAGAGTTAGTGGTAAAAAGGTTTGTAGGTTTGGTTTCCATGTAAATGCGCTATTATAAACGTATACCTACCAGTTTAGCATCTATTTTAGTGGATAAAAAAGCAGCATTTAATCAGCGAGTTGGGGAAAAATTACGAAAGCTACGCAAAGCTAAGAATGTTTCTCAGTCAATTGTTGGTGCAGAATTTGCGCTTAGCCAAGATACTGTAAGCGAAATTGAACGTGGCAAACGACCTCTTGAAGCATTTGAACTAGCCGCTTTCAGTCACTACTACGAAAAACCCATTACCTATTTCTTCATGGACTCGTCTCTACCACCTAAAAGTTAACAAAGTGAGTGAACGAACCTGACATCGGAGCAAGTTGGGGCAAACCACCTCTTCTAGGCAAAGCCGACCTTAACTTAGTCAATGCAGTACCAATTTTAGGAGCTGCATTTTTTATTGCTTCGATTCCCATTTTTGGCGCGTCGTAGAAATACATCTTAGGTCGCGTAACAATTTGAGCTTTAGCAGTTTGTAGGGCTGCTTTGCCTGACTCTTTCATAATTTCTTGTCGTGTCAGTTTGCGTCCAAGTTCTTTTTGCTTATCCGCAACTCCTCGAACATTTCGATAGGTCGCACTCATACCATCGGCAATAGGGTTTCCCCACCCTTCAGTGTCACGAAGTACTTGACCACCCGTTTCTAGAGCCGCTTTAGCTATTCTGCTTGGTAACTTCTCACCCTTTGTTCCTTGATAAGCGTCCTTAGCTGTCTTTGCCCATTTCGGTACGTTAGGTAAGTTCATTGCCACAGGAACCGCACTTAAATCACCAAAGCTGGGGTGGTAAGAGTATATAGCGTTCTGTGCTGCTGAAGCCATCGAAGGTAAATCCATGTGCTGAAGAGCTTGCAGTCCCTCAAACATAAACTCGGCTTGCTTTTGTTGTTTGGTCATCGGAGGTGTTGTAGTAGATAAAAGAATGAATGAATCAATCGCGCTAAATCTATTCTATCGTGGTTGGGAGGAAAACAAATCAAGAGTAGCACACTAAATGCCAGATAGAGCTTCCACACCTTTCATCACCTTAGATACAACGTTTTTATCTGCCCCAACGAAGTTGAGTGCTTCTATACCTGATTCTACTAGGTCTGGTAAGTTTTCGGGTGTAGGTATTGGCAACCGAGGTGTATTAAATGTTGAGTATATCGCTTTAGCCGTAGCATTACCAAGCGACGTATTAGATGCAAGGAATGCAAGTCCAGCAACAAAAGCGGTAGCTGCAAGTGCAATCTTAAGTGGCGTACCTAAACCACCTCTAGGGGGTCTATTTGGGGGGGATTTCTTGGGGTCAAAATCATCATCGTCATCTACGTCCTCAATCAGTGTAAAGTAACAATTGCAAGTCGGGTGCGCTGGTATAGAAGGCTTCCTATCATTACGCCACAGGGTTGTTGTTCCTCCCTTCTTGTAGTTAATAACATCTCCCCCATCTCTTATGTTTTCAGTTATTTCAAATAAGTAGTATTCAAGACCATCTTGAAGTTCACAAAACTCGCAAGGCACTAGGTCAGTTCTCTGACTACCTTTGGCAATTCTTTTGTACCTACTAATCAGCGCATACTCTCTATCAACGTTCCACCTAAACCGTTTGTACCTATCCTTTTTCCCGCCAAACGCCGCAATCTTACCAAAGTTGTATGCAATGCTCAGCTCGGTCTTCACAATCACATCGGGCGACTGCTGCTTAAATGCACCTTCAAGCCCTTGTTGGTCTTTGTTAATGATGTTGCGTACTCGAATCTTTAGGAGGTTTAGGTCGTTTTCATACCTGTTACGCTGAGATTTTAGATTGGTGACGTACTCTCGGTTATCTGCTAAGAACAGTGCTACAGCTTTGCGAATCTGTTTGTTGCTTTCGACCGAGTACGATGACTGCAACACACGACGACGCTTACCTAGATAGTTGCTTGATATGAAATTTTGCTTCTCATCATTTCTCCCGTATAGAAAGTTCATCATGGCAGCCTTGGCGCTGTTTGTGCTGTCCGATATCTTGTTCAGCATATAGACGTTGCGAGATACTTCCTCAGCTACTTTCAGACGCTCTTGAATCTTTGCAACACCGAATATGTTGTCTTGCTCGGCACGTTGTCTAATTAGATTTTCTACTGCTCGTTCAGTTAAACTGTACCTTGCTTTATTCTTATTGCGCTGAACATAGTCATCATTAGCCGCAAACTCTGCCGATAACTCTCTCACGTCTTCCCCGATAACCACACTGTCAAAATACTTGCGAATATCGTCGTCCCCATACTCATACAAATAGTCGTACATCTGATGCCTGATACCGACTTTAATCATCGCCTCAAAATTAGTGGTCAGCACCTTGTTGAACTCTACCTGAACCTTAGCAAAATACTTGTTGGTAACAGCGCCCACATTCTTTTCTGTAAACTTCTCGAAGAGTTGGTCAGGAGTATTGTATATACTCGCATCTGACTTGGCAATCCAGACAGCTAACTCATCGACAAATGTGGACTTAGCAAAATTACTATTAATGGCTTTGCGAACAGTCAGTATAGATTCAGCAAGAGCTTTGAAGTACTCCTGTGTCTTGAATTCCTTGAAACTATTGGACTGTTTACGCATGGTACTATTGGTATGTATATCTCTATATTATACTATGACACAACCTTACGTCGATACTGTTCGGGAAGCTAAAACCCAGAACCTAAAAAACATCAACAAGCGAACCAAGAAGCACATTCCCGCCTATGTGTTCCAAGCTCACGCCAATCTCATCGACAAGTTTCCTGACGCTGGGCATTTCCTGACACCATCGTTCGTCTACAACACTCTCAGAGAAATCACTAAGGCTGCTGAAGCTCAACTGTGCGCTGATGAAACTTCCAGTGTAGACCTGTTTGGTTGGGGTAAGTTCACTCTGACTAGGAAAGAGAATTGTCGCTACGCCAAAGGCATCACTCAGATGTACATAAAGTTCACAGTCTCGAATATTTTAATGTTCAAGATTCGTAGGCACTTCGGTACGGCTACAGAATCGCAACTTAAAACGTTAGAGAATTCTGAAAACTACATGGGAGGTCTACAGGCAAAACGTCTCAAGTTTCTATCCGAGCGAGAGCTTAAGCGTAAGGGGCAGTTGGCAGAGGAAGACCCTGAGAACTATATAGGGAGATTCTACGATACACTACAACTGAATCAAGATTAATATTCAGGTTTGATGTTGTGATAGCTGTTGATTGACCTAATTGCGTAGGGGTATTCCAATCCCTGTATTCAAAGTTGTCAGCAGCTTCATACACTTTAGAACCATCAAGATACAGTCTTAATGTGTTGTTTGTTTTTGTGATTGCAAAATGAGAGAATGCAGTCGGGGATAACGGCGAGACAATAGAGAACAGAGAAAGTCCTATAACTAAAGACCTGCCAAGATACAGGCGGTCAGCAGCAAAATAGAAGTTAAGTCCTTGCTGGCTATACAGACTGACAACTTCTCCATTAGTTACTCGGTTAATAAGAAGCCAACCAGCAATAGTAAAGTCGCTTTGCAAAAAAGAATAGTCAGAGTCGTTTGGTATCTGTATTAAGCTTGGTGAACTGTTAGCGGAAACGGGAAAACTAGCAGAACCAAACTTTTTCTTAACTGTGTCGAGTAAAGGGGAATTAGATGTGAGTGTCTTGTTCCTGAAGCTCTGGTCAACTATAGAACCATCGAAGTTAAGCAGTGTTACTACCTTGGCTTGCTGATAATAATCCCGAACGCTTCGCTCTATTGCAGAAAAGAATGTGGGGTCGATTTTATAATTAACGATACAGAACATCGCTACACTGCCCTTGACGCTCCTATCTTCAAACACCCTGTCCTTAGCTATGGAGTTGATGGTTACTGGGTCGGTCGAGTTGAATATTACCACACTTAGAGTCTCTTCAGGTAGCACGTAAGTTTTGTCTTGGGTAGCGCCGTTAGCCCAAACATCCCCAAAGAAGTCTGCTGAAAGTAATTGACCATCATCACCAGAATTGAATATGTTGTTGGCGCTCTGACCAAACAAAAATGCCGTACCAGACTGACCAACTTTGCGAATATAAGCCATCACAAAACAGTGACCAGTAGAACTGCTCGGACTACCAAAATCAAGTCGTGAAGAGCCGTTTATGTTGAATGTTGCAACAGGATAACCATCAGTTTGACTAGGTGCTGCGTAGCCTACAGCGTTGACTCCTAGAAGCTCTTGCCCGTTAGTTCTATATTCATTTAGCTGAGAGATATTGCCGCCTGTAAGTGTAGTTGTTTCAGGTGTGACGATGAAGAAGGAGGAGAAGGTATTGAGTAGGTTTTTTAAGTTGATATAGAGTTGGTTGTCTAGTAGTGTAATGCTGACGTTGAAGCTAAAAGTAACCGTCTCTGTTGCCGTAAACGCTCGAATAGTGAACAATACAAAATCGTCAGTTGTAGATGTGAAGTTGAGTGTGTTGCCAGTTATTGTTGCTGAATAGTGGTTGACAAGTATCTCGTAGCTTACTGCGTTGCCAGCAATCTCTGTTACTTTCCTGTCCAGTTGTATTGAGATGACAGCATCATATCTAAACTCAGTTTCAGTACTAAATACTAATAGTGTCGAGGTGAAGAACTTGCTAGCTAGTGTGTGTGTGGCAGCAGTAATCTCCGCTTCAGTAAGTACCTCAGACCAACCAATAAAGAACAGTAGCTCACCTTTTAGTTGTGAAGTAAAGCCACTAAATGAAAGTGTGTCTGAAGTGTTGTAAGCAGACACTATAGCGCCATAGTTATTAGGGAGCTTGTAGTTGAAAGCATTGACTAGCACTTTGTTTACTTTTGTTAAGAGTTTTGTTACTGCGGTTGTACCAAATATCTCATCGCTTGTAGCCGTAGTCCAAAGAACACCATTAGAAAATATATCAGGAAATCCGTTTGCCATCGAGCGCTGACCACTTTGTTTCTGCTTATATACCCAAATTAGTGTTTTGCAATTAGCGCCAGTGCCTAGTAATGTTTTCGCATTCAAGCTGCTGTTAGTTGTGAAAGTTGCAGTGGTTCCATCGTAAGTAATCTGGTTAACTGAGTCATCAATGCTTGCAGTATAAAGGGGTCTGTCAGGTAAGCGCCGAGAGTCTTCCCATTTAGTTATGTTGCCAAATGTGTCTGTGTAAATTCCATAAGGTATGTTGTCAGCATCTTTAAGTGTAGATAGAGCCACACTGATGTTTGCTTGTCGGGGAAAATCTAAAACAAATGGGTCAGCTTTAACAGTCTCAACTACAAAAGAGAATGTCGATACCATAGAGTTGCTGTTGGTGATAGTGATGCTAAAGCTTCCATCAAACACCTCACTAATAAATCCTGATAGAACTGAACCAGCGAAGCTAAGCCCTAAGCCTACAGGAGACACGTAAGTATAGGTAGTAATGTCGAAGAACTCATCAACTGCAATTGTGGCGAAATCAAAACTAAATAGCGCACCCACAAACAACCTAAACGTTGGAAAAGATGAAATTACTACGCCGTTATAGTCGATATAGATTTGTGCTAGCTTACCTTCCACTGCTGCCAAGACATCTAATGGGCATGATGACTCTGCTGTGATGATTGCTGCAATTTTCCCTTGAACACTTTTACCCGCAGCTCTGTTACTACCACCAAAGCCACTAACTACCTCGTACTGATTGGCGTTGCTGATATTAGTGACACTAAGTATTCTTGGGTTGTTAAGCGGCACGAATACGTTAGGTGCAACAGAACGACCATTGACTCTAGAGGTTGCATCATACACAGAATTATTTGCTAAAGGCTCTTCAGCCCAAAGAGAGTTACCACCTGAAGGGAAGGCATCATAAAGTAGTGGCGGAGTGCCAGCTATGCTTCGAGGCGCAAACACTAAAAAACTACCAGACACTCTCGTTAAGTAGACGACAATAAGAGTTCCTACTTTGACTGGTGAGTTGAATGTTAGGACTTGATTGCCGTTGTTACTAAAATTAATACTTGGTTGATTATTGAACTGAGAGTCCGAAAATATTAGTGAAGGTGGGTTGCCTGAAACGCGCAAGAAGTTGGTATCGAATAATAAGTTGTATATGGTTTGAACTTGGTTGCTGTTGTTAGTCCCTATCTTGGAAAACTCTAGGTAGTCAGGGTCACAAAGGTATAGACCATTCAAATTTGGGATAAGCTTAGCAACATCATACACTTGACTTGTGTAGCTATACCCCTCAGAGAACGAATGATTATATGCTGCTGATAACTTCATTTATGGTCACATCGGTGTATGCAACTAGTAAATTTGAGACGGCTTTTTTAAGCGGCGTGAACTGTAAATCTTTCCAAACTTGCAAGAACAAGAGCCAACCAGAATCAACAGTGACATAATTTTTCACTGCTTCAACTTGGGCTTTAGTTAGGTTTTGCTTTGTTAAGTAGGTTTCTCGACTACTAATTTTAGGTAGCGGTGGGATTGTTAGGGTTTCGGGAGCAATGTCAGGCAAACTGCGAACCAGCCACCTCCACGCTTCTATTTTCTGCTTATCTTCTTTAGTAAACTGCTCTGCACTCGATACCCAGTCTACTTCATACAAAGCTTTCTGTCTTTGCAGTTCCTCTTTTATAGGTTCACGCACTCCGTCTTCAGCTATAAATCCATATAAGGCTAAGGTTTCATCATCTATATAAGCTGGTTCAACAGAGCTACCAAGCCGACTTAATACCATAGATATTACAGCAGTTCTGGAATACAAGTTCGTACCAAATCTATACAGCACTAAAACCTCAGTTTGTTTTTAACGTAGTTGATTGCTTTCTCTTGTAACGAAGTAGCCCTATCATAGATAAGGTTGTTAACTATAACTGCTTTATCTTGTGCTAAGTTTCTTGTTGCATCGCTCCACCCTATCAGTGAAGCCGCCTCCACTTCGCATTTTTCTCTGCTATCATACTGCACAAAAATAATGCCGTGAGGTAGTTTTAACTCGTCGTCCATAAGGAGCATCACATACTGACCAAACATAGCGCAGTTAATCATGAATCTCTTTTGCTTCATCGATACTGTAGGCAAGTCCATGTGAGTATGGATGAATGTTTTGTCAGACCTGAGCAAGATAAAATTGTCGTAATCAGATTTGGCTAGTAATGAATGAGTGTCTAGGTCTTTGAACTTAGGCTTGACAGGCTCAATACCTAAACGCACAGCCTCAGCTAACACGGACAGTCTCTTCCAGTGATACACACTATTCTTTTTACCGTTGTGGAACCCCGCAATCAATACACGGTCAGCTTGGGTGATTTCACGTAGCTGTACGGCGATGTCATCGAGGTCTTCTAGTAATTGCAAATCAGAGCCTCGCAAAAGGTCAACCGCAAATTCTACAGGTTTTGTCTTAAACAGATTTGTAGCAGTCTGCACCAGCAACACCAGCAAAAGTATTGTGTTTAACTGAGCAGATTCAGGTAAATTAACCTTAAGCCCAAATGCTTCTATCGATGGTTGTGGTTCAATTTTCCCCTCGTATTGTTGTGTTACTTTATACATACTTCGCCAAATTTCTATTCTTGTAAATGATTACTACTTTAAGTCTAACATCATCTTTGTATAGCAACAGAGTATATGTGTTGTCAGGTTTTTGGGTTTTAGGTATGTATCCGTTCTCGAACACTATGTCTGCTTGGGCATTAAAGCTCAGGATACCAGAGAAGTTTACTACGTTTAATGTGAAAAACTTGAGGTGTGATTCATTGACAATCAAATCCAGAGCCAACACCTTTACTGCTATTGTGCAAGTGATGTTAGCTTCTGAGTGGGCGATTGTATCTACTGAGAGACTGGACAAAGGCTGTGTTGCTTCTAGGTTTTGGCATAGGTATTGAAGATTGTTTATGACTCTACCGTTGCAGTCGAGGTCAGCACCC